TGTTGACCAGGTTCACCGTTTACTGTCCAAGGATTCTTCTAACCTCAGTAAACAGTGTGTAGAACAAATCTGATACACCTTTTAAAGTTGTGACTCATAGATAAAAATTTCCGATACATCCGCATCGGTTAAAAACTCTACAAGTTCACTAAACTAAATTAAATGTATCACAGACCTCATCATCGCAGGTAGTGGCTAATTAAAGCCAGAGCCAAATACGATCTTGATGAGACCTACCTCAGGGTCACTCTGAGGGTACGCATTGGGATGATTAATTCCCGTCAATACGCTGACGGATCTCTCCTTTTCAGGTCGCTTATCAATAGCGACCAACTGAAGAGATCTAGTTGAAAGGGGCAATTGCTTCAAAGTAGAAGATTGGTGGTCCCAGGTAGAAAAATAGACCGAAGTCTTCTCCTGTGCTCACAAAATATTCTAACTTATTGTTAGCATTGCCGATGCCATCTGAAATCATGGTTGAAAACCAAGTCTGTGATGGCGTTGATGAAGCTGCATTGGTCTTTTCCTTTGCAAATTCAAATTTGTTGGAGTTATAGTAAGGGATTTCAACCGACATCGTTGGGTTGATAGACTGACTTTGAATTTGTGCTCCGTCAAGTCCTCCCTTTCCTAGGTACTTATTCACTCCGAGGGCTTGTCCCAAAGGTGTATTTGCATTGTCTGTTGGTGTAGCTAACACTAAACTGGTTCGTCCAGTGTCGTTTTCTAACCTCGAGACATACATTGTGCCTTTGAAATTTTGAACCATCGTAGTACTATCAATAAAGTACCTAATTCCTCCACGCCTCGCTGCATATGCACACGAAATGTATTGCAGAAGCGTCATTTGGCCATAAACATATTGGCCTGCTGTCAAAGTGAACACACGGCCCTGCAGCGGGGCACTTGTCCGATACCCTGGATACAAGGGGAAAGCTGGTTGAGCCACTGTAAGTACTCTATCATTTCCCCCAATATCTGGGATCGCGTGTGAAAAATTGTATCTACGTAACAACTGTCTGAAACTTGCGATTGATTCTCCGAAATACACTAACGTACTACCGTCTGTGATCTCTGAGTTCATAGCAAGAGCTCGAGTTGTGCTTGTAGATTCCGATGCGTTGGCTTCTTCAGCATGGGGATTCAATTCATTCCCCAATCTGAGTCTACCAACTACATTGGATGTGGGAGCTGCAACTTCGAAATTGTCATCAACTGACATGAAGACATTAACTTCAATGTCGTTATCAACTGTGTCATCAGGCACAGCCAATTGGTTGACGACATAAACCGAAAGTATACCATTTCCCAAAGTCCCGTCTCGCAGTAGAGGAAGTGTTTTTGAAAACATATCTTCCTCAAATTCTCCGGCAACATGATGTTGTCGCCAGGCGAGCGATTCTCCCCAGCCCACACTAATTGTGACATCCTTTTCATTGGAAATGTCAACAATTGTAGTGTAGGCTGTGTTGTATTCAGCTTGCGTAGGGGCAGACTGAGGATCGTAAACGATCTTCATTCTGCCCTTGTGGAATTTGCTGCATACGATTTGAAACCGATATTTCATAGTTCCCCTCCAATATTCGAAGGGTTGAACTGCAAATGACGGTGCGGTGAGATGAATCTCTTCGCCAAATCGCGCATGCACACCAGGATCAACGCGTATGCTGAATAACAATGATTCCGAGGTGTTTGTTTTCCTCCAATCAAAAGACGTCAAATATGATTCCTTCTGGGCAATTGCCAAGATGGTCATTTCATCAACTGGTTCAAGACCCAAAATTCTGGGATCAATGGTTAACTCTTGTTTTGCATCCACAGAAAGTTTTGATACTTCTGATTCAACATTAGTGTTTGCCAATGACCCTTTAGTTTCAGGTCTATATTTTGATGTCTCTAGTAGAGGTGTGGAACTGTAGCCGAAGAGAGTTGCAATTTTACCAATAGTGGATGCACCCATGCGAGTTGCGGTTGCATAGGGTCCAATATATGGTATTTTCTCCGCATAACCTGCCATTCTTGCAACTGCGCCAGCAATACGAGATACGGGTTTAACCCCGTACTCATCTGCCTGCGGCACCAATCCAGAAGGATTGGTTTGCGTTGGTACAGCAAGTTTGACGTTTTCTGCCCACGCAAAAACAGCAATATTAATAGTGGATGCACCACCATTTGCTGTTTTGAGTGGGTTTAGTTGCAAGATGTCAATTTCTCCCATCCCTTCTATGTCTGCTCCCGAAGGAATTAACAACGAAGGTTTGTAATGAAAGAAAGGTAGACACATTTCTGCTCCTTGACCCTCCATAGGGTCCAAGAAAACATGCGGTCTCTGTGTGGCAGCAACGGCATCAATAGTCAACAAATTACGTATAACTGTGATGTCGTCTACTACGTGCAAAGGATTATATGAAACCAATAGTCTACCGTAATGAAACGGCGTACCATTAATGACAAACTTCACGCATAGTGTGCTGCGCAAGAGATTGAAGTTTGCGATCCTATTGGCTACTCTTTTGTTCCTGTAAAACAATTGCCAGGGATTGAATCGCGCTCCCAAGGTCACAGATGTTGACCATTCATATTCAGCTATCTTTAAGGGACGACTGAAAAAGTCTGAATGTGCTACATCTGTTTCCAAAATCTGCTCAAAAGAATCTACCACTGTAGTCCCCACATGTTCGTGGTTATCTTGAGTAGTAGATTCGAAATCAACATTTTCTATTTCCTCTGAATGAGGCTTCAAATTCCTTTCCACAATGCGAATGCTAATGAGAATTAGAATGAAGTTCGAGAAAACACTGATCGTCCTATCCAGGACTGACGGGTTTGAGTTGTCCGCCACAACACTTGATACTTTATTTGAAATAGTAGAAAAAGTAGCGATGCTCTTTAATTTTTCACACAGTGTCTGCATCAAACACTGTGCCAGGGCTCAATGGTTCGGTTGACTAAACCATCAGTAAATACTGACAACATCTTAAACGCATACGTTCCTTCAGAAATAGCTACCTTGAGGTGCAACTTTTTCTGTGGTAAATCAGCATACGAGTTCCCATTTTAACGAAACGGCGCAAGGGAGACGCCCAGTTTTTATCGTCACTGCTGACTGGTTTGTGTAAAGGTTACAAACCAAACCTAGATGTTTAACGTCGTCCCCGACGAGGCGCCATTTAAGGCCTGTATTTTTGAATCCAGTGTTCTACACGGGATTCATATGGAAGCAAGATGTCACCAGCCGGCAAGTCTACTCGCCTGCACACTTCTTCCATTTGTTTGAGTCGTAACTCGTATACTTCCTTTCCATGAGCAAACCATTCATGCATAGCACCTTGTAAAACTGCTCGTTGCAATTCTGCTGTCGAGCAACTTTTTGACTTTACATTACTATGCAATGATTTGAAGATAGAATTTTCGTCCAATTTACCGATGGTTTGGCCAATCTCCGGGATAAAACTCGACTTTCTTTTCAGAAAGTCGACATCCTCTTTGTCCAAAAATTCGGAACTTGAGTCGTCCTTACATGGCAACGTGACTTTCATCTTGTGTTTGGCAAGAAAAGCTTTGAAATATTCAAAATTGAAATCTCTGTATTCTTGCTTAACACTTCCAATGAAATCGTCACCATAAGTTAACGCACTCACGCATTTACGAAAATCCCCAATCTTCACGTCCCTAAACAATTGGAAAAATGCTATTCGCACATATAGGCTTCCTGCTGTACCATTAATGTCCACAGTCAGATTATTTCCTGATGTATTCATATTGAAGGCCATGAACAAAACCCCATTCCAATCTATGAGTGGGTGGGTCAAATCCAAAACCATCATTTCCATCATTTCGATATCTTCTGAAGTGTAACTTGGTACGCTTTTGGCCAATTCAATGAACAAGTACATCACAGCTCGTGTGATTTGAGAATTCATCCTCACATCATACTTACTGTAATCCCATGCGATCATTTTTCCATCTGTGGCATATTTTTCTGCATGTTGCATCAAAACTTGCCATTCGGGTCCCATTGCATTTACTCCTACGGCGGATTCAGTTAGAGTAGGGTTGTGGTGCATGAATCGTAATATTGGCAGAAAATAAATTCTCAACCAAATTCCGAATGCTACACTACCACCCTGAAATACTCTCACTTTCTCCGAATCGATAGGAGTTGGTTCATCTTTCAAAGTCGCTGCTGTGACAGGATAAGCGCGAACGCCTTCTGCCCAGCATTGTTTCTGTCTTTCCATCTCTTGAATGACAGAGGGATGTGGATTTCGCGCTACCAATATCCCATTATCGCGTACTTCGCTGAACCATTTGTGTTTCGCTTGGAAAATTGGAAATCCCATACTTGTATTCATGGGTATGGCATCAATAAAACGTTTACCGTCTATGCCAAGAATACTTTCCTCCAACGTCAATGGTCGGACATCTTCCACTTTGATCCACTTTTGTAATGCTTCTTTCACAGGTCCTACCCAATCCTTCATGGCCATTGTAACCAAATCAGGATCAAAAGGGTCTGCTGGGTTCACAACATGTTCCAAAGTCTTATTGTATGCTGCCCAATTAGGGGCCATTTTGGGGGGCCCCCATTTGTTCAACACACCTGTTACTTCGGCCACATGTGGTGAAAGTTCACTTTCTACAACTCTGCTCTTTTGTGTCGATCTTAATGCTGTTGCACCAAGAATGTCTACGCAAGTGTTTGCATCTGCTGTGGCAAGTTTGCACATTGGATGAACTTCCTTCGAAACTATCAACGGTTTGCCGTATTGTGATTCAGGTATTTTTCCAACCTTAGCTGATAAAGTGATTCCATATTGGTTCTCTAACTCCACACATGATTTAACGAACTTATCATATGTTACAGTTTGAGAAACTCCATAGTTATCACTTTCTCTTCCTGCTATATGGAAACCCAAGACAACAGGAGAAGATTGATCAGCAATCACAACACCCATGCAGGCTCCAACTCGTGCTAATTCCGTATAATACGAAACACCAGCATAAGTGAACCCGCAATGGGACAATCGACCACTCTTCGCTAACACTGAAGTAGTGTTAAGTGCAAGAGAAATGTCGCGTACAACCATTTTAGCCGCACATGTCCCATTTGGGACAGTTTTAGGAAGAACATGTGAAACATCTGCAAAATCAGGCGCATTTGGAACATAAGCCGCAACCATGTCAAGATTTCCCACATCTACACATTGATTCAAAGAAACTCGCAACCTGAATTTTGATCCAGGTTTATCATTTCTTTGAAGATCTAGTGTGAGCAAGCGGGAAGGTTTCTTGGAAAAATCAGCAAATGGATAAAAGACATGCTTTGGTATCCATATAACTGATGATCTAGGAAAGAACGCATTGCATCTAGTTTTCGAACCATCTTCTCTCTCGACATCCATCCAACATAGATTTCGAGAGATAGTATTTCGTACTTCTAGCGTTGCTGAGCGTTGCACACGTTCATCACTAACGTATGCTGCTTTCTTTGATCCAATCATCCATCCAAACCAACCTGGTTCCGAATCACGTTCACTGTTCGTCTGTAAATCATGCACTCTTTTTGCATTCCACACACGGATCATAGCCATGCCTACAACAGCCGTAGCTACTGCTAATGCACATTTAGATCCATTTGTATTGACATTGCACGATTGAGGCAAAGCATCTCGCCGCCGAAAGTATTCCTGCTTTACTCTGTCAATGCGTTCACAATAAGCGCACATTAAAAGGCAAGCTGGAACAACAAGCATAGCAAGAGCTGTACAAGGCAACAACAAAGATTTCTGCAAACAGGCATTGGACAATGTCCACACACACAAGCAAAACAATACCAACTGGATAAATCGGATGTAAAACCGAAGCTTACCATAGGCTTGATTTGCAGCCCAAATGTTGACATATCTCTGTCCCCATAGCGAGTTCAATAAAAAGTCAGGTACACAATTAAACAACATTGGGGTTACCGCATTGTTCAAAATCACATTAAGTTCTTTTTCAAGTAACTTGGTTGTAAGTTTTCGAACTGGGGCATACCCTACCATTTTGTTCAAAAGAGCAATGGGTGAAAACAATGACGCCATATAAGCCGTCATGGATTTCATCACCGTAGCTCCAACTGCATCTGACAATTCTTCCCAAGAATGAGGTTGTGTACATGTGCACATGTCTGCGGGTAAACCACATTCACTACACATCAACATCTCCTCAAACCTTTTAGTTCTCGCTAGCAAATTGGTCTGTTTCTTTTTGTGGTTCCTGCTCAAGAATACTACTGCTTTCAAATAGTCTGTTAAAGACAATTTGGAGCATTCAACCTTCTTTCCAGCTTCGTCAATGTACTCAACGATTTTCTGGATGAAAGGATGCTCTGTAGCTTTCTTGGATGGCAAAGGAATGGTTTCCACAATATCCAGTTCCCACACATCTTGTGTCAAGTCACTGTCATTCAAATCAGGGTGGTTAGTATTTAAACTTACACCTCCTTTGACTTTGTACTGTGGCTTGATATGTGTGCGAACTGAATAGAAACGTCGCAATGTCGAAGACAAACAATTTGTGTACGATCCAAAATCACCATGTTCGTGATTAGATGTTAGCACACCACACTTGAAATTGATGAACACACGTCCTTTTTCATTCAACTCAGCCTTTACGGCTTGAGCTGACATGTTATTAAACATGCGGATCACCAAATCTGTGATTGCCTTCGTTGCAAAAGTGCTTTTGACATTTCCAACATCATCAATATAGATTCCTTCCACATCGTTAGAATAGGATGAATCGTATGCATCTTCCATACTGTATGTAATGATGCCTTCCCGAGCAAAACTGTATCCCATGGAATTCAAAGACGTTTTCATCGTCAATTGAGACAACGTCGATTTTCCGACCCCTGACGGACCGGTCAACAACCATCCCATTGGTTGAAACCTCAATCCAGTGTTCTTTCTTTTCGCAATCAAGCGTTCTTCCAAAGCAACAAGGTCAGAATATTTATTCTGTAACCAAGCTGCTGTAGGCCCAGTAGATCTGGCCTTCTTGAGTGCAATCACCTTTATTATACAATCGGTCACCTTTCTTTGAAATTCATTGAGATCATCGACATCTCCAGTACACGCAGTGTCAGCGTATGCTAGGACATAGTCGCAATTCTCATTGAATTTGCTGATCTCCTGATCAGCATAAAGCATAGGTGCCAAACTACCTTGTGCAATGCACGCGGTCCCTGTTTCCCACATCCAGGCAAACACCTGAATAGCAGAATCTAGAAAATCAAATCCGTTGATTGCCTTTTCAGAGGCTTCAATTTTAATGATTTCAAATCCTGCAACGTTCCAGGTGATATCCTTGATTTGACATGTAGTCATAGACATCACGCCAACAACCAATGAGTGCATCTTCTTCCACATTGGGTGTGAGCGCATAGATGCCCATGTTTCCCTTACAGAAACAACATCAAAAGCATGTGTTTCAAGTTCTTTTTCCGACTGTTCAATCATACTATACAAGGCACAGATCAAACTCTGATCTTTCACATACATTTTTGCGAATCCAACTATTGCTACAACAATATCCGTCCAACATTGTGCACCATTGACATGATATGCCAACAGTGCAAGAGACTCCAGATGGCCAATCCATTCTGCAACGGCGTCTCTGTGTTCGGGCGAAACATGAGTGGTTGCATCCTGCACACTCTTAAGCATAGACAAAACATCTTGCTCGTGAGAATGCGGATTCAACGGCTTTATTTTCTTTAATTGAGCAGCCCTCATCTTAGACTCAATGGCTTTAGCTTCTTTCAATTTCTGAAGCTTAGTAGCCCTTCTGTTCTTGGCAAATTTCGTGCGTCTGCTAACCTTCTCGGTAGCGTTGAAATTTAAAAGTTCGTTATTCATAAAATTATAGGGCCAATGTAGATTTCGATAATAGTTTTAAAGTAAGCAAATAGAAAATAATAATAGACTAATCAAAATGTACAATGGCTTCCTGGAAATTGGGGGTTCGACATACTTTACGCATGCCTAAGATCTCGTCCCTC